GCTGCTCAAGAGCGTGGAGGCTGCTCTACGCAAGGTCCTGCCGGACCTCAAGAGCATCGAGGTCAACGACCGGTCGGACGAGAAAAAGGTTCTGACCGACCAGGAGCTGGCCCAGCGCATCAGCGGGTTGCTCACCCAGGTGCGGAGCAAGACGGGTCAGGCAAGCCCGGCGGCCTCCCTGCCGATCCGCCCGCCCCTACCGGGTCCGTCGCTCAATTGACTACCTCCTCTCCTGCCCCTGCCCCCGCCCAGCCTCAGGAGCCAACCGCGGCGGCCGTCATGGCCGAGGCTCAAGCCTTGGTCCGGTCGCTGACCCCCGAGCAGAGGGCCAAGCTGGAGGAGACCATCACCAGCGACCCCTCCCGGTCGCTGTGGGTTCCGAGCCCGGGTCGGCAGGCGCTCGCCTACCACTCGCAGGCGCGTGAGCTGTTCTACGGCGGCGCGGCGGGGGGAGGGAAGAGCCACCTCCTGATAGGTCTGGCCCTGACCGCCCATCAGCGCACCTTGGTCATCCGGCGCGAGTCGACGCAACTGCGCGGCATCCTGGACGACATGGCTAAGATCCTGGGGACTCGCAGCGGGCTCGACCGGCAGAACGGCCGGTGGATCGTCCCGGCCGAGGTGGCCCTGTTCAAGGACCAGCTCTTCGAGTTCGGCGGCGTACCCGACCCCGGTAGCGAGGAGAAGCACCAGGGCATCGCCCACGACCTGCTGGCGTTCGACGAGGTGACCCAGCTCTCCGAGTACATTATCGACTACTTATCGTCTTGGAACCGGTCGACACACCCCGTCTTCTCCCAGCGGTGCCGGCGGATACTGACATCCAACCCACCGACGCCGAGCACAAGGACCACGGGTCGCGGGCAGGCGACCGGGGGCGGCCTGTGGCTGATCTCCCGGTATGCCCCCTGGCTGGACCCTCAGTACCGCGACCCGCACGGCCTCGGCCAGGCGGCCCCCGGCGAGCTGCGGCACTACGTTACTCTGGACGGCACGCCGCAGGAGTGGCCCGACCCGCTGCCGTTCTACCACACGCCCGACGTCACCCCGGGTCACGCCCACGCCCTCCCGGGTCAGCCGGAGAACGCCGGGGCCGACACGCAGTACCGCGAGCTGATCGTGCCGCAGAGCCGCACGTTCATCCCCGCACGGGTGACGGACAACCCCTACCTGGCCGGGACGGACTACGAGAGCACGCTGCAGAAGCTTCCTGAGCCTCTGCGGTCGGCGATGCTCTATGGCGACTTCTCGGTCTCCCTGGGCGATCAGCCGCTGCAGTTGATCCCTACCGAGTGGTACAGAGCCGCTACGGCGCGCTGGGAGGCCCTCAGGCACGCTCCCGCCGCGCAGCACCCCTCAGCCCAGCCTATGACCGCCCTGGCCGCTGACGTGTCGCGTGGGGGCGGGGACAAGACCGTTTTCATAGCCCGTCACGGCGAGTGGTTCGCCATGCCCGAGGTCGTGCCGTCGGCGCAGACCTTGAATGGTGCCACGGTGGCCGGCCGGATCGTCGAGAGACGGCGCGACGGCGCGACGATCATCGTCGATGCCGCGGGGGTCGGGGCCAGCGTCTACGACCACCTGCGCAACAACTCCTCGTTGCAGGACGAGGGCAAGCTGATCGGGTACATGGGGTCTAAGGAGGCCCTAACCCGCGACCGGTCGGGGCTGCTCGGATTCGCCAACAAGCGGTCCGAGAGCTTCTGGCGGCTGCGTGACTGGCTCGACCCGGCCACCTCCTACCAGCTTGCTCTGCCGCCGCACGATCACATGATGCAGGAGATTCTGGCCTTGACCTGGAGCGCGGAGGCCAAGCTCATCAAGGTCCTGCCGAAGGAGAAGCTGGTGCAGAAGACCGGCCGGTCCTCGGACTACAGCGACGCCCTGGTCATGGCCCTGTCGGTGCGCGATGATCTCTCGCAGACAACCCAGTCGGCTGTCTCGGCTCGCGAGGCCCGCCTCGCGGAGGCCAGGGCCGACGCCGAGCCCTTCTCACGACAGCGTTACGTCGGCCCTCCCGTGAGCTGGGGCGACGCCGCCCTCCCTTACCCCACCCGGTATTGATCCATGAGCACGATAGAGTTCGCCGACGGCAAGCCGCTGACCGAGGACGAGGTCCACCAGGCGGCGGCCAATGAGCTGAAGGAAAGCGCTCGCTACATGTCGGACGAGCTGGCCGAGGAGTGGCGACTGGCCTACGGTTATCTCAAGGGCGACCGGCCGCCGCCGAACGCGGCGACATCCTCCACGGTCGTCTCGCAGGACGTGGCGGACGCCATCGAGTGGGTGCTGCCGGCAGTGCTCAAGCCCCTGATCGAGTCGCCCGACGTGGTTCGGTTCGACCCGGTCACGCCCGAGGATGAGGAGCAGGCAGTCACGGAGAGCGACTACTGCCACCACGTCCTCATGAAGCAGTGCAACGGGTTCCTGAAGTTGTACGAGCACATCAAGGACGCCTTGCTGCTACGTGTAGGCGTCTTCGCGACTTATTGGGACGACGAGGTCGAGAATCAGAAGGAAGAGTACGAGGCGCTCACGGATCTGGAGCTGGCCGATCTGATGTACCCGTCCGACGGGTCTGAGGTGCGCGAGCTTTCACGTACGGCCATGGAGGCTCCGCTGATCGACCCGATGACCGGGGAGCCCCTCCAGGTCCCGCCGGGGATGCCGCAACCGACGGAGACCCGCTATGACGTGGCCATTCGGCGGTTCACGTCGCGGGGCAAGCCCGTGGTCGAGGTCTGCACTCCGGAGAGCTTCCGGGTGCGCATGACTCACAACAGCATCGACCTGGACGACGCCCGGTACTGCGCCTACACGATCATCAAGTCGCGGGCCGAGGTCTACGCCATGGGCTACGATGCGGCCAAGGTGCGCGACATTCCGGCCGCCAAGTGGGAGGTGTACGAGGACGAGATCCGCATCGCCCGCGAGGACGTGGAGGAGTCTTCCACATCGGCCGGGGAGGACAACGAGACGGGCGACCCGTCGCAGGACATGATCGAGCTTCACCGGGTCTACATGATGCTCGATGTGGATGGGGACGGTCACGAGGAGCGTTACCTGATTCTTCTTGGTGGGGGCGACGGCCAGGTCCTGTTGGACTGGCACGAGGTCCCGGAGAATCCGTTCTCGGCCTCGACACCGTTTATCGCGGCTCACAAGTTTTACGGGTACAGCCTGTTCAACAAGCTCAAGCAGTTGGCCGATCACAAGACCAAGGTCTTGCGGATGCTTGAAGACAACCTCGACCTGGTGAACAACCCGCGTAAGAACGTGGTGCGGGGCCAGGTCACGCTGACGGACGTGCTGCTGGACGCTCCGGGCTGTATCCGACGGGTGGATGCCCCGGGCATGGTCGAGGATGTGCCGACGCCGCCCATGGCCACCCAGGCGTTTCAGACGCTCGACTATTACGACAAGATGCGGGCCGAGCGTACAGGGGTGGACCCGAACGCGCAGTCGGCCAGCGCCATGATGCCTGACGAGAGCATGAACAGCGCCATGGAGCGAGTGATCTCGATGCGCGAGGAAGTGATCGGGCTGATGATCCGGGTGTTCGCCGAGACCGGGGTCAAGTCGATGCTCATGAAGATCCGTGGGCTGATGGCTCGGCACGCAACGCAGGAGCAGCTGGTGAAGCTCCGCAACAAGTGGGTCACGATCAACCCGGGGAACTGGCAGGAGCGTTCCAACACCACGACCGTGGTCGGCTTGGGGACCGGCGACCGGATTCGCAAGACCCAAGGCCTGCTGCAAACCTTCGAAATGCAGAAGCAGGCACGGGAGCAAGGTTTCCTGGGCCTCTTGGTTAGCAGTGAGCGGATGCAGCACACCGTCTCGGAGTTGATCCGGGTCCAAGGTCTTGGCGATCCGGACGACTTCTGGCTCGACCCGGCGTTTCTTGCCGACCCACGCAATCAGCAGACGCCGCGCGGCCAGGAGGTCACGCGGGCGATGCAGCAAGCTCAGGCCGAGCAACAGCAGGCTCAGCAAGCCCAGCAGGCACAGCAGCAGGCTCAGGCTGAGCAGCAGCAGGCCCTTCTTGGGTTGCAGCGTGAGATCGCGCAGATGCAGAACCAGGCTAAGCTCGCGGTGGCGCAGACTCAGGCGCAGACAGCCGACAAGGACCGAGCGGTCGAGATGCAGCAGTTCCTGCAGGAGATGCGCAAGTCCTGGGCCGAGCTGGCAGCCGACATTCAGACCGAGCGGGCCAAGCAGGCCGCTACGGTG